ATACAGGAGGTATCGTAATGATTGAAGAACTATTAGATAAATATCATGAAGATGATTTTGATAAATTACTAATTGAGATAATTAATCACATGATAGAAGTTAAAGAAGATAGAGAGTTATGGAGAAATGGAACTATAGAGGAGCAAGACTAATGGCGAATAAATATTATTACGGCAATGGTTACACTAGTACGAATTCTATTGCGATAATTTGGTCTATCGAAGACGTAAAACAGGAATTAGATGAGGATTATCCGCAACTAAAATATACAGACGAAGATTGTATGGAAGTTTTACATTCTGTACAAGATAACCATGACGCTTATTACGGAGTATCTTGGGAAACTATACACGCTAATATAGAAAATTATTGGTACGATGAACTTAAAAAGTTAGAGGAGGAAGATGATGGGTGATATAGACAGAACTAAAATACCTTCGCATTTACGTCATTTATCTGAATGGCGATTACGTGCATTGTTTTACTTATTTAGAGCAAGTGTATGAGCTCTATATATAAAGTGACAATAATATTAAATTTCGATAAGTTTCCTACAGCAGACGAAATAAAAGAAAAAGTTGAACAACATAGTTATATGGCTGAAATAAAAGAAGTCAAAGGAGAAAAGAAATAATATGAAACTAGAAGAAAAGATAGGTTTATTAAAATATCAAAACAAAACTGAATATTATCAAAACGAACACGTTAGTCACGGAAGACCGACGTCTAAATTACCATTCAGACGAGGTGCAGGATGTCGATGGCAACTTATTAGTAGAGTCGAGGAGTGGGCAGAAGAACGCGGACTTATCGATGAGAAAGGTTCTCTACCATTACCTGATAAACAGATGTTAAAACTTGTAGAGGAAGTAGGAGAGACTGCACGAGCTCTAGCTTATAACGATATCGATGAACTCCGTGATGGTATAGGAGATTGCGTAGTGTGTTTGATAGTATTAGCAGCACAATGTAATATGACATTAGAAGAGTGTATGGATGCTGCATGGGACGAGATAAAAGACCGCACTGGTAAACTTGAAAATGGTTTGTTTAAAAAGGATGTTGCTGAGATAGTCGGTGACTTCGAAAGCTAGGTTACATTGGCGTTGCTCTTTTATATACTATAAGGGTAAGTTAAACAAACTATTAGAAAGGAGAAATATATGAGTAAACCTACATTTCAGAAAACCTACGAGAAAATGACTATGATTGAGCAAAATCATGATAAGTTAGTCTTGTTAGGTGTTAAATATGATGACGGCAGACCAGCAGTTGTTCTAGCTATCCGAGACGGCGATACTATGACACCTGTAGCAGAAATGCTAAGTCAAGAGCAGTGTGATTCTATGTTCCCCGACTGGGATTATAGTGAGAAAATGATTGCTGTTGTTGACGGTGCTAGAGAGATAGAAGATAGGACTACTATCGAGGCTTTCCAAGGTCAATACGCTAAGATGGATGAGTATTTTGAAAATGCCGACTTCTAATTGTAAAATATGTAATGAACACATACCTGAGGGCAGATTGTCCTTAGGCTATGTGACTTGTTTAGCTTGTGGCGAAGCCGCAGCCAACGAGTTAGCGGAAAGCCGCAAAAAGCAGACTGCACCTGCTTATAACAAAGGTGCATACCAATATATAACTATAAATGATACTAAGAGTATTGGGAGATAACTATGGACGTGACTAATATTAACGAAGTAAGATGTAGTATTAAAGGTTGCTATATCGAGCCATTACGACACCCTGAAACAGGTGAGGTTGTATGGGCAGGTGGTAATAATGCCGAGCCTATTAATGATGGTAGATGCTGTGACGAATGCAACGCGACAGTTGTAATACCTGCACGTATCGCATTGATGGAGGCTAACAATGGAAGCTAATAAAGAAAACCACAAGCATGATAAATATTTTATCATGCTCGATCTTATGCAAGAGTCAGGACAAATGAATATGTTCGGAGCACCTGCAAAACTACGAGAATTATATCCTGAACTAGCTAAACGCGAGGCTATGGATATAACTACTACATGGATGAAAAGTAAAACGACAGGAAACAATAGTCAATGACATACTGGTATAAACTGGGGTTGTTGTTTGCTATACTATATATAGTAATAAATAAGAAAGGAGAATTATGAAAATAGAAACTATAGAAAATGAGACAGAATCTGAGAACACTCCTAAGTGTTATGGTTGTGGTGTTGTTGTCTTTCCTGAAGAGGATAACTGTTGTGATAAATGCTTAGAAGCGTCTTACGAGGAGTGATTTATGAAAAAACTATACCAATTATATTTTGAATCAGAAGACGGACTACTACGACACGTCTGCGTATGTAAAGTTGACGAAGTAAAAGATATCCTAGAGCATTATGGTCAGCTCTGGGAAACAATAGTAGATAGTAAACTCTACCTAGATATGTCGATTGAATCACTAACCTCTGATCCTATATTACAAAACTGGGAAAGTGTTGTTGGTGAAATACTAGAAGATATGGAGACAGGCGAACAGTTTGTCTATACCTACGGCTGGAGTGACGAGACTGACGGCTATTGGTGTGAGCTTCTACCCTATAAAGAGAAATCCATCACCCCCTAAATTGACTCCTCGATGGATTGTTCTTTGACCCCGCTTCGGCGGGGTTTTTTATTGTCTATTATTCTATGTGTATTGTTATTTGGTAAAAGAAAAAAGTTTTTGAAAATAATTCTCACGATTGGCTAATATCACTAATATACTAATAGAATCAGGCTACAAGGCTCTTGGTCAGTGGATTGTTGTGATTGTCAAAAGTAATAGATTTTCTATTAGTTATTACAAATGTATGGTAAGATACCTAGAGGGCATGAGAAAAGTATATAATTGATATAGTTTTCTAATATTATTGTAATATCATTTGGTAAGTCCAGGAGACATAATGAAACAGCTGACATACACATCATTAATGCCGACAGAAGATGGTAAAGCATATGTTGATGACAAGGGTAAGATATGGCAACCGCTCAACTCAAAGCAAAAACTGTTTTGTAAGGAGTATTTGAAAGGACAAACCGCTACCGAATCAGCTATTAAAGCAGGGTATACAAAGGACAGGAAGGGTGCGAAGACACAAGGAAGTGTTCTACTAAATCATAACCCAGTTGTACGAAACTATCTCATTGACTTGGAAATCGCAGCCTCTGAGAAGGACGCAGTTTCCCTAGAGAATCATTTGTCCACTCTCCACGAACTACGGGAGGAGGCAAAAGAACAAGGTCAGATATCCGCAGCCATCACAGCGGAGGTCCATCGAGGCAAGGCAGGTGGACTCTACATTGATAGACGCGAGATACTAACCGCGAAGATCGACATGATGTCCAAGGACGACATACTCACTCGACTTGAAGAGATGATCAAGAAGCGAGCAAGCGAGTCGAACGTGATCGAAGGTGAGTTTTCCAAAAACGATTGAGCTCAATCAATCTACTCTACTCTACTCTACTCTACTCTATCCATTGGATGCAGTCCCGCACCCGTACCCTGTTCTCTTCGTCTCTTCTTCTCTTTGTCTCTTCATCAGTTGTTATCTGTTATTTACCTCTTATTAGTGCATAAATAATAAAAGTAAATAAGTTTATTCTTTGGTATACATTCGCAAAGTAAAGCAGTATGATATGCTTATGTTCGATAATTAAGTCGGGCGGTTTTTCAAGAAAGGAGAAATACTATGAAAAACAAAACTATAGAAAAGAAAGCAACTAATAACTTCGCTTCATTTAAAGTGCAGGGTAATGGCAGAAGATTTGATAAGTCTTCAGTTATCACTCTGAATAAAGTTGATGGTGCTAATAAATTACCTCATCAGGCACAGTGCATTATATCCGCACTTACTACTGCTGATAATAACAGCTTAACTGTTGAGGACTTGATAGGGGCTGACGCATCTGGTCTTAACTCTGCATTAGATAAAGTTGCTGAGTTCAACACAGTCCAGACTCCAGCAAAGATCTGGCAGTTCTACAAGAACAGACTAATCAAGTCTGACTTCATCACAGTAGCGTAACAGCTACTGACCAGAGCCCACTGCATCGCGGTGGGCTTTTCTTTGCCTGTCTTCTTCGCTTGTTCGCCTACTCTATCTGCTCTGCTATTCGCGTATTCGCGACCCCTATACCCCCTCTTCCCGTCGCCTGCTGGGTCCCACCCGCCC